AGCTTCATATGGTATGACAGATACATTAGGACGTATGCATTCAGATGCTCAGTTCGCAGGTTCTTCATCAGTTCCAGCTCACGTTGAAATGATGGGTCTTATCGGAATGGGTAACAACCCAATGGTTGGTGCTACAGTAGCAGTTGCCGTTTCTGTTGAAGAAGCAGCTAACGCTGGCAAGTTTTAATTAAAACAAAATAAAAAATACTTGAAAGTGCCGTAATCAAAGGGATTGCGGTACTTTTTTTGTGATTTTTCGCAAATATACAAAATGGAGAAATGTATGAAAAAGTAAGCAAAATTAGGTTGAAAAATAACGGTAGCCTACACGTAGCCTACACGTAGCCTACAGACGTAGCCTACACGTAGCCTACAAATTCAAGGAATGAAAAAAGCCCTCAATCACTGGGGAAGAGGGACTTTTTAAGTATCTATAATAAATCGCGGATTGCACCCTGATAAGCTTCAGGTGCAGGAAGTTCAGGAATGAGTTCAACGTAACCGCGTAGCTGTTCAATAGTTCTGTGAGTATAATATTTTTCAGTAACATCTTTTAGTTCGTGTCCTATCAGTAATTTAATGACATAATCAGAAATTTCAAGAGCCTTGCATTCAGATATGAATGTGTGTCGGGTATCATCAGGAGTATGTTCAAGATTAAGGTGTTTCATTACTTTCCTGAATCGACCACGGTATTTGTCATAGGTCATGTAAAGATTGGACTTGTCATACACATTCCTGTCATTAAATAAAAACTTACTACCAATGGAATTAGCATAATCATAGTTTGATTTTACAAGTTCAAAAATTTTATGATGAATTGGAACAACACGTCCCTTACCGGCTTTAGTCTTTAGACCACCGGTTAAAGTTTGGTTTTCCAAATCCACGTCCTTTAATTGTATCAATGCAAGTTCCTGTGGTCGCCACCCGGTATAAAGCGATATTAAGACGGCATCCACATATGGGAAATCCAAGTTGTCCCACAAGAGTTTAAATTCATCCTGGGTAAAAATGTATCTATGTACCTTGTGCTGTGCATATATGTCATCCTGATCCGCACAGAGCTTGGCAACACTGGAACATTTCCTTGCATAGTTCTTATCTATGATGTCATTCTTATCTGCAAAGTCGAACATGAGATTATAAAGGCTTTTCATTCGTTCCTTGGTTTTCATTCCAACCTTTGCATCTTTTATGGTATTTTCCAAGTGATTGCATCGAATCTCTTTCATTTTCATGTCATACAGTGGAGTGGAATGATTATAAGCCGAAACATAGGACCTTGAAGAACTGGGTGTAATGGAAGCATAGTATTGTTCGCTCCATTTGGAATATAATTCGGAAAAGGTTATGTTATTATAATCAAGGTCATATGGATTACTGTTATAATTTGCAAGAGCAACTAAAGCTTCAGCGCGTGTTGGGTAATAACCTATGTGTTTGCGTATTTGTTTGATTGTTTGGTTAAGCGGATCTATGTCCCACCCGACTGTAACTCTGACAGCCCAAGGCTTGCGTCTTTTCCCGGAAAGCTTGTACACGCTTCCAAATCCATTTGCATTCTTCATTTTATCAACCTACTTTCTAAAAAAGGGTACAAAAAAGACACCCAGCAATTGCAAAGATGTCTCAAAAATGATAAAATATACTTGTTCAGGGTGATATTTTATCACTGTTGAGTCGGTTCTTTGTAGCCGGCTCTTTTTATTTTATTGAATTTTTTCAATCTTTTTTGTTTTAATGTTATATGTATATTCTTCTAAAAGTGTACCACCAAAAAGTTCCTTGGCATCATGTTCCTCACCTTTAACATATTCCAATACAGTTATATCAAGTTCCTCTTCTGTCAAAACAGAAATTTTTGTTGTGGTATTGTAATTGAAATTAACTATCGCATGAATCTCATCATCTGATGTAAACATCTGCTTGTAGTAATCGGCAACATAATCTTTTGGCTGAACATTATCGGAAATTAAAGAAATTCTCCAATTACCGGTAACATCATTTCTTACATTGTCCGTAAAAGTAAAATTAATTCCATCAATCTTATATGTTCCGGTTTCAACTTTTTTTGCTGCTGTTGTTTCTTCCTTTGTGGTTGTAGCAACAGTAGTAGCTGTGGCTGATGAATTATCGTTATTATTATTCTGCATATGTCCGCTTATAAAACCAATTATTAGGAATGCAACAAATGCTCCAATTAATATGTGTTTCTTTTTTCCAGTTACTTTTTCTTTTTGTTTACTCATAAATATTCTCCCTCATAATTTTATTATATATTTTATGGAGATTAAAAACAGAAAAAATATTATGCGTGTATAAAAGTTACAGGTATAAAAACTCTCTCTGCTATAATGCACGTATTATAAGCAAAGGGGGTAATATACAATGAACATCAAGAAGAAAATCATCGATAAAATCAAAGCAGCAGATGAAAAGAAATACTCTAGATATTTAGAATATTTATATGCTCTTGTCTGTGAATTATTCAATGATTAATTGGAAAGCTGGAGAGGTGTAATGCCTGCTCCGGCTTTTCTATTCTTCAGAAGATGTATCATCAATTCCGCATAACTCTTTAGCTTTTCGCTCCAAAAACTCCCATTCTTCAACGGTTAAGTTGGCAAGAACAGAAACAAATCTATTCTTAAAAGAATCACTTTCCTCATTAAGAAGCTGTTTTGTAAATCTTGCGATTTCAGCATTACGATTTGTCGGCATAAATATGTCACCAGTTCCGAATCTTAACCATTCTTCATTAACATTAAACACTCTACAGATTGATGATATAACAGCAGTACTAGGAACGTTAGTTCCTGTTTCGTATTTTGCTACAGTATTACGTTTACTACCTATTTTATCAGCAAAATCTTGCTGAGTAAGATCTAAAGTTTTTCTTAACCGCTTCAAACGTTCATTCATTTTTTTATTCACCACCTTTCAAATCTTGGTTTTAGAATACAACACAAAAACACGATTGTCAACAAAAAGTGATTAAAGAACAAAAAGTGATTAAAGAACAAAAAAATGTTGACAAATGTCCTTTAGGGAAGTATATTTGTCCTAGAATCACATAAAAATCACAAAGCAAAACGAAAGGAAGTGAGCAAAAAGTGAAACAGAAAGAAAAGCAGATTATAGAAAATTTTGCAGTTGTAATTCCAAGACTATCAGAAGCAGACAAAAGCTATCTGTTAGGACTTGGGGAAGGAATGGCAATGAAAGTCAACAAGAATGACGGAAAGGAGAAAAATGAGAAAGAATAGACACAAGATTACCACATGCGAAGCTGCAATAATTCTTGGAACGTCTCCACAGTTTGTCAGAATAGCAATGCAAAGAGATGTATTAAAGATTGGAATAGCAATGCAAATGCCAAACTCAACCAATTATACATATAACATTTCTCCGAAGTTGCTTTCTGATTATTCAGGAAAAGATGTGGAAAAGGAATTAGACAAGATAAGAGCAGAAGATTTTTGCTTGGAAAATTACTAATAGAAGATTGATTTAGTTAATGAAGCACCAACAGTTAGAAAACACGAAATTAATGTATTTAAATTTATAAGGAGAAAAAAGAAATGACAACAACAGAAAAAGTAAAAAAAGAGCCTGAATGCATCAACATTCGTTCGCCAAGAACAGCAAGTGAAACTAAAAAGGAAAAATATAAGGTATTAAACAATGTAAAAAATGTGGCAATAGGAATAATTGTTGCATCAGAAATGTTAGTCAACGATTGGATTGAAGTGGAAAATAAGTTAGGTCAGATAGCTACTGCAATGATGTTTGCCTTATTAATAGCTATAATCCTACATTGCACTGATGAATTTATAGATGAATGATAAAAAGAAAAGCTGTGTCCGCAAACACAGCAATTCCGAAAGATTTGGTAATTTATTAATTACACGGAAATATATTACCATTTTTCGGCCAAAGTGTCAAATGAATAGCCTTTAAATTAAGGCTTTTGACACTTGTTTAAACTATTAACTTTAGACATGCAGCAGAGGTTGAAAAAATGTATTACATAACAAAAAAGATTGAAGGTGATGTGATACGTGTTTATAAGCATTACAACAAGAATGCTCCGAACCCCGACAGAGGGCAAAGGGAGAAGGCAACACCTGAAGAAATAGAAAAGATAAATCAGATTAACGCAGAGAAAAAGTTAACTGGATTATTAAATGCTAATTTTGAAGAAGGGGATAGTCATGTTGTATTGACGTATAAGAAAGAAACACGTCCACCGATAGAGCTTGCAAGGAAGATTAGTAAGATGTTCTTGCAGAATTTAAGAAGAGTATACAGACAGAACGGATGCATATTGAAATATGTTTTCGTTACTGAATATGAGAACAAGGCTATACATCATCATATTGTGGTTAATGACCTGAAGGGAGCAAATGTATTGAGAGAAATACAAAAGCTATGGAAGGGTTATGGAGGAACAAAGATAACAGCCTTGTATGGAATGGATTTTGAAGGTCTGGCCAAGTATTTAATCAAAGAAACGAGTAAGACGTTTAGAAAAAAGGACGGCAGACAGAGACAAAGATGGAGTTGCAGCAGAAACTTGAAAAAGCCAATTACCTTTGAAGAGGTTTCAAAGGCGGCAAGATGGTTGAAAGAGCCTAAAGCTCCAAAGGGGTATTTCATTCCAAAGAGTTCAATACATAACGGGATTGATTGGAATGGAAAGCCCTATCAGACTTATAAGCTGATTAGAATATCGTCCAAGGCCCCACCTGATTATTTGGATAGGGAGGAAAAGAAAAGGTGGTACAAGAAATTACTACAGGTCGAACCCGACAACAAGGAAGCAAGGGAGTGGTTAGAATATGAATATTGTGTTTAATGAATTAAAGCCGATAGATCAAAGATTCAGGGGCTTTTCGATAATTGAGAAGAAATATGTGTATGGATATTTGTTTGTTGCAGAAGACATTAAGGGAAACAGACAGGCACAAATCCTTGTTCCTGATTATTTTGTTGGAAACAGTAAGTGCTTTGTTGTGGATGAAACAACAGTGGACATGGCGATTGGAGTTAAGGACATTAACGGTCAGGAGATTTATACAAGAGACAGCATTAAGTGCAAAATTCCGGGAATTGTACCGGTACAACAGATAGGGCAAGTTGCGTTTGTTCAGGGGAATGTTCTTTTTATGAATGAAAATATAAACATCTTATTGTCAAGCGTTGAGCAAATAGAAATCATATCAGATAAAGGTAAGGATGAAAGGAAGGTGAACATATGAAATTTACAAGAGAAGTTTACAAGAAGATTAAGGCAATGGACAGAAAGACAATGGAGACATTTATCACGGAAACGTATAACGCAGGTGTTGAAAAAGGTGTCGGAATGTCTGTCAGACCTGAACAGATTAATGAAATTATTAAAAACACAAAGGGTGTTGGAGAAACAAAAAGAAAAGCGATTATGGAGCAGGTAACACAGCTTTTTGAATAGAAAAATTGGAGGATATACTTATGGGAAATTTATTTGAAAGATTTGGTGAATTTGATTCTGTGGAAGAATTAAACAGAGCAGCAGGACAGTTGGCAGAGAAAGACATTGAAGCATTGGAAGAGTTGGCTAAGGAGAATGGGATAGAAGATGGTGATGTATACGATTATGTGGATGGATATACAGAAGAATTGGCCACACCCATTACTGCTGCATTAGGGAGAATATCAGTTGAAATTGAAGAAATAAGAAAGAAAATTTCAAGGGAAAACATTCCGTGTTTGATCATTGCGGATATAACCAAATCGTTATGCCCAGCAAATGAAAAATTAGTTAAAGGCATAATGAAAAAAGGCAAGAGAATTAAGAAAATTGCAGAAGCTATGTATAACAACAGATGCATAATGGGAACTGACAGAGAATTGGAGGATGTAATAATAGCTTATTATGTTGATGGAGAATCAGCAATGGTCGATAAGATTGTTGAAATAAAGGAAAGATACAAGGGGGAGTAAGGATGATAGCGTATAAAGGTTTTACAAAAGACATATGGAGCAAGCACGGAAATGGCGAAAAATCTTCTTGTCAATTTAAAATCGGAGAAACAAAGACTGTATCCGAAAGCCAAACCGCTAGAATTGGTTTTCATTGTTGCGAAAATCCGTTTGAATGCCTGAGATATTATTCTTTTGACAGAGATAACAGATTCTTTTTGGTAGATGCAGCAGGAGACATTGATGAGGATGAAAATGAAAGAATTGCATGCACAAAAATAACACTCTTGGAAGAATTGACACCCATTAGATTTGCAATGGAAGGACTTATATATATCATAAATCACCCACAAAGAGAAAAGTGGCAACAGTCATATAACAATGTTCAAGTCAAGAAGGATAAAGCCGAAGCCAATGAAGAAGGTCAAATAGCCATAGCAAGGGGAGAAAATCCACAAGTAAGAGGACCTGAAGGAAGCATATTGGGACTAATCGTTGACAGAGGTGGAGAAATATTAAACGCAAAGCTAATTAAGGTAAATCAGCAATATGCAAATAAGTGGTTAAGTCTTACGGAAGAAAGAGAGGTGAAAGTCATTGAAAAAAGCTAAGGTTGAAGCAGTAGCACCAATTAAACCAAGAAAAAGCGGTTGGTGGATTACCATACAAACAGTTGAGGATTCCATATTAGTTCTAAATATATTTAAAAATAAAATATTAACAGCCAGACATTGCATCAATATGGTATCAGGCGAATACGCAACATTGAAAGACAAGGCATGGACAACAAGAAATGTTGCAGATGCTTTAGGTTTCGAATATCATTCAGGATACTATTATTACGATTTTAATAAGATTGAAAAGAGAGCTAGAATGTCAAAAGAATCCGCAGAGTATATCAAAAATAACATAACGTTAGATTATTCCTACGCAAGTTCTCCAATAGAAATCATATCGAAAAAAGAAACCGAATATGCAAGAGAATGTAGGGACAGAGCAGAAGATAGAAGAATGAGCAGGGTTAAACAGGTTATGAACAAGGTTCCTGATGTTCCCGTCGGGATTAAAGAATGGATTGACGAAAAAGAACTTGGTGGATTGAACTACATGATAAAAGATAGGGCTACAGATTTATGGACCTGTTCAGCCTGTGCAGCAGAAAGTAAACTAAAGGATTTACATACAGAAAATGGAAGAAAGCCTAAAAATAATGATATGGTCATATGTCCGCATTGTGGCGAAAAAGTACAAATTTTAACAAGAAATAAAAGAAAGGATGTAACCACACATTTTGCAATTATTCAACCTATAGACAGTGAAATGTCGGTAGTAAGACATTTTACAGCATATATTCAATGCAGAATTAAGAGCAGAAAGTCGATTGCAATCGAGGAAGACGTAAGAATAATGCTATACAAATCAGCTTCAAAAGAAAGACAAAAGAATAAGTGTGTGATTTACTATGAACAATCATGCCGTCCTGACTTAATACCAAACGGAGGACAACACGAAGGCTTTTTTGATAATAAAGGAAACCCAACAAATAAGAAAGAGTATCAAGGTTATTTGTATGATGGTGGAATTGAAGAAGCATTTAAAGATACAGTATATGAAGCGTGGACAAGAGTGTTTAAACAAATGTCAGCAAACAATGTGAAGGTTAATTATAACAAGCTAATGATTACGGAAAATGATGAAAATTTAATTAATTTGGTTGAAATGTTGTTTAAAGGAAGATTTACAAGACTGCTACAAGAGACATCTGAAAGCATTGCATATTGGACAAAGGCATATTTGGGACCGTTGAGACTATCGGGAGAGAGCATTGAAGATGTGTTTGATATTGGTGATCGCCAGAAGATTAACAGAATTCGTGAAAAGAATGGCGGACAGTTGATGCTGGACTGGATGAAATGGAGCGAAGAACAAAATAAAAAAATATCTGACAAGGCGCTAAAGTGGTTGGAAAAAAATAAATTGAGAGTTGCCGAAATGGCAGAGATTATATGCAGAATGTCACCTGAAAAAGCAATGAATTACATAGAAAAGCAAAGAAAGGGCGAATACGCAAGCTTTAGCATAAGACAAGTCGTGTCTCAATATGGAGATTACATTAATATGTGTGGAAGGTTGCATAAGGACTTGGCAGATGAAATGATTTTCAAACCAAGAGAGCTAAAGAGAAGGCACGATGAAGCAGTATTAGAGATGGAAAGGCTTGGAGAACAGTTAATTGCCGAAGAATATTCGGAAAGGTTTGGAGAAGCAGAGCAGGTATTGAAAGACATAAAAAGCAAATTTGAGTACATTGGAAAAGGCTTTTGTATAAAGGTTCCTGAAAAAATAGTTGATATTGTTAAAGAAGGTAACTACCTACATCATTGTGTGGGAGGTGAAAGATACTTTGACAGAATCAAGTCAAATGAAACTTACATATGTTTTTTAAGAAAAGTTGAAGAACCTGACATACCATTTTACACAATCGAAGTAGAGCCGGGAGGAACTATTAGACAGCATAGAGGAATGTTTGATGAAGAGCCTGAATTAGACAAAGTAAAACCTTTCTTAAGGGAATGGCAGAAAGTCATAAGAAAAAGAATGTCTAAGAAAGACCATAAATTAGCAGCAGTTTCAAAGATTAGACGAGAAGAGAACATAGCAGAATTGAGAGAAAAAAACAATACAAGAGTTCTGAAAGGACTTGAAGAGGACTTTATGGAGGCAATTTAATGAATGATTTAATGAAAATAGACACATACAAGGAATTTAAAACTGCTTTGGACACAGAGTTGAAGAATCAGGCAGAAGGATTTGTAAGAACAGGTTATCTGCTTAAAAAAGCAAGAGACACAGAAATTCTTAAGGAATCGGGTTATACATCTGTAGCCGAGTTTGCAGCACAGGAATATGGATTAAGCAAGGATATTGTATCAAGATACATAGCCATCAATGACAGATATTCAGTAAATGGATATTCAGAGCAACTACAGGAAAAATATAAAGGTTATGGAGTTGCCAAGCTTCAGGAAATGCTTGTTCTTCCTGATTCAATAGTTGAATTAACATCACCTGAAATGTCAAAAAGAGAAATTCAGACAGTAAAAAAGGAATATAAGGAAGAAGCGGAAAAGGGAGACATTGAAGTAATGCTTGAAGGTCAAAATCCTGAACAGGAGCAATTGACTGTATTGCATAAATTCCTAAACCAATATTTTTACGAAAATAGAGAAAAATACATAGAACTTGCAGCAGTTATGGAAGGAAAACTGACATCAGATGAAGCAGTCGAAAAAGTGTTGGATGTAATGGCACCGTCAGGAATGGCAATCATACCTGTTCGAATAAGAGGAATAGGAAAATTAATGTTATCAATTAAGGGTAAGGATAATGACGTGGTATTGCTTAACATTCGCAATGATGAAAAAGAAACATTAAGCTGGAACATGTTCATAGCATCAATGCATTCAGAAAATGTTTCAAGGAAAAAATGGGAAGAAATTTACAAAGAGCCTTTCGAAATGAAAAAAGAAGAGAAGCAGGAAACCAAAGAAAAGAGTAAGGACATAGGAGCAGAACTTAAGAAAACATCTATTGTTGAAAAAGAACCTGAACACATTGAAACATCAGAAGAGAAAAAAACCACAGTTGTACCGGAGCAACCACAAGAAGTAATGAATCCACCTGAAGAAGTAAAAGAGGAAGCTACAAAGGTACAAGAGGAGCAGACAGAAGAAACAGCACTTGTTGATAATACGGAAATAAAATCAAAACTAAAAAGCCAGATAAGGCAGTTAGCTTACTTATATGAAAATGGGTTATGGTCACAGCTTATAGCAACAGCCGAACAAATTGTTAAGGAAGCTGAAAAAATACAGGCAACAGCATAAATCAAATATATATCACAAGTTTTAAAATCCTGCCACTAAATTAATGTGGCAGGTGGAAAGGAGAAAAATGAAGAAAACATTTGTTATAAAAAATGCAGACACGAAAAAGGACGGCAAGAAAATTAACAGAAAATATAAAATAACAGGTAGCAGCAGTACGGAAGTGACAAGCAGTGCAGGAAGAACGTACAAGCTTCCAGTATATGAAGAGGTGGGAAGATAATGGATGAATACAATGTTTATAAAAAGGGTGAGTTTGTTGAAACTCTAACAAAGCCTGAAATAATGGCAAAATATCATTTGACAGATAAGCAATTTGAAAGCCGAGTAGGTTCAGGAAGAGGAAATTATACATACATTTTCATAAAATTTTACAAGAGAAAGACATATTTTGGAATACCTGAAAGCGTGCTTAAGGATTGGGACGAAACAATGGAGAAAATAAGGGAGAAGTATAAGCTATGAATTTAAAATATGCAAAACGTTCTGAAGATACAGAGCAGATAAAAGTAATTAGTTGGGCGAAACACAATGAAATTAGATTACCTGAATTAAAATGGTTATATCATTGTCCAAATGGTGGAAGCAGAAATAAAGCGGAAGCCATTAAGTTTAAACAAATGGGAGTAAAGCCGGGAGTTGCAGACTTACATTTGCCATATCCAAAGGGCAGATATGCGGGATTGTATATTGAAATGAAATATGGAAATAACAGATTGCAGGAAAGCCAAAAAGAATTTTTAAAGGATATGGAATGTTCAGGGTATTTTGTTGTTACCTGTTATTCAGCAAGAGCGGCAATAGACGTAATAGAAAAATATTGTCTATTAAATGCAGCAGAAGAAATGGAGATTAAAAACAATTCAATAATAAAGGATTAGTTATAAAAAATTATTAAGAGAACATTGAAAACTGAATATTGGCTGATAAAAAATAAAATTTCACATAAAAAAACCTTGACATAGTGTAAACACTATGATATAATAAATATATCAAATGAAGGAGGAAAGAAAAATGGATGAAGATAAGAAAAAACACTTATTTGAAGAAGTCCAAGTGATAATTGGTTTTGCCCAAACAATTATCACACTAGTTTGCTTGATATACTCGACATTCTTTAAATAAGTGTTAATAGGCGGTGGGTAAATCCCACTACTCACCGTTTATTATAAACCATTTTTCGAAAAAAAGCTATGAAACAAAGTTTATTTTTTACAAATCTTATAGCATTTGTAGCATTGATTTATGTAACTATTAAGAGTGGCACGAATATTGTTTCTACAATAGGGATAATAGCTAACATTATAAGCATAATTTTAATAATTATATTAGATTATAAGATTAGAAAAGGAGAACAATAAAATTGCCAAAAGGAAAACCAAATAGCCAAACAATTGCATCTCAGAAATGGAATGCAAAAGCAGGGTATGTTGCAAAAACATACAAGCTAAAAAAGGACGTTGCAGACGCTTTTGCAGAAACTTGTGATAAGCTTGGAGTAAGCAAGGCAAGTCAGTTAACCAGAATGATGACAGAATTTATTGAACAGAATAAGTAAAATTAAGAAAACTATCAGCCAGTATTTGGTTGGTAGTTTTTTATTTAGAAAGTGAGGAGCAAATATGAGTTTAAAAGAAATGTGTTCGTTAAAGGATTGTACAGAATTACGTGAATTGATTATTAGAAATCCTGAATTGCCACTATTAGTTTTCTGCGGGGAAGAAAGTTGGAATGGAGAATATGCTTATTCACAAGCCGAATATAACGATGTAAGAGTAGAAGAAGTGACACTATATAATGAGTATTGGCTAGAAAAAGATGATTATAAAGAGCAATTAGCATATGACCTAGCTGATGAAGTTGATGATTATTTATCAGATGAAGAATACGACAAGATGATTGCCGAAAAGGTCGGTAAAACAGAATTTGTAAAAGCAATAGTTTTATACATTGGATAAAGTGAGGTGAACGAAGAATGCGATTAATTGATGCCGATAAAGTAATCAAAGTATTAAATGATTATATAGAGCACAGAAATTCTTATAACAACGAAGATATTCAAAAGCAAAGAGAAACAAAAATAGGTAATAAAATGATAGAAGGATGTATAGGAACTATTAGAGAGCAACCAACAGCCTATGATTTAGATAAGGTCATAGCACAGTTAGACGAAAAAATAGCAAGATTAGATAGTCGTCAACAAATATGTTACGAAGTAGGAGATTTTAAAACAGGCGATAAAATGGTAGACAAGATGGCAGCATTTATAGAAAGCAAAAATATAGTGAAGAAAGAGGTAAAAAAGTGATACACGAAATTAAAATACTTGAGCAGTTTGCTGATGAAATAATCAGTGGCAATAAAAACTTTGAGATAAGAAAAAACGATAGAGGTTATCAGAAAGGTGACCTTATCAGGTTTGAAGTTGCTGATGAATATGGAAACAGACGAGATGGAAGAAGGTACACAAAACACCCTTTACACGATAAGTTATATGAGATTACATATGTGCTTAGTGGATGGGGTTTAGAAAAAGATTATGTTGTGCTTGCAATTAGACCGAAAGAGAAGGAAGGTGATTAGATGATTGAGGTAATATTAGGAAGTTTGATGTTTGCAATTGTAACATTCATATTGTGGGCAATGTTAAAGGCAAAGAAGTAAACTGAAAGAACATTGACAATTGTATACAACTAGACAAAATGATATAATTTTTATATTAAAAATTAAGGAGAAAAATATGAGTTTTTCAGAAGTTATTCAAAATCTTGCTATCGGAATAGCAGGTGGGATTTTTTCAGGTATTATTGTATCAGTCGTTTTTTATTTGCTTAGTCAGTATCAAAATGAACTTGATCTTGCAAAGAAAATGATCTATCCATTTTATGAAATGACAATATATGATAATAAAGAAACGACCGAAATGTTGAAGAAAAAAGAAGAAGAAAATGATTTGCCTAAGAATTTTAGAAGTAATAGGATAAAACATGCTATGAATGAGGTGGAAATGAATTTTTCAACGTTTGAGCCGTGGAAATTTAATTATGAACTAAAGGAGACAATGCTTGAAATAAATCAAACGATTCAAGATGGAAAATATTATGGAAAAGAAGAATTTAATAAGGAAAAATTATCTGAGTTTATGGAAATAATCAATGCTCAGTTAAGCAAAATTCAAAAATTTGAGAAAGAATTTCTAAAATATTTTTTTAAGCGTTTAATAAAAAACAAAATAATAATTGCAACGGGAATAATATTTATATCAATAGTGATTATTGCGTAGAATAAAAAAGTCAACTTCCAGTGTTTGGTGGTTGATTTTTTTGTAGAAAGTTAATTATGAAAGGGAGAGATAAAATGGATAAGCAGTATTTGAAAGATTATGTCAAATTAAGGGAAGAAATAGAATGCGAGCAGTGCAGATTATTAATGCTAGAATCAAAAATAACGGGAATGTCAGGAAAAAGCAATGACGGAATGCCAAAGGGAAGTGCGGGAGAATTTGACAGAATGACATTACAAATAGCCAATAAAATAGACATTGAAAATAATCTTAAAAAATTATATCAGGAAGAAGCACAAAAAAGAAAAAGCATTGAAGCAGCAGTTAATAACCTGTTAGAACATCCATATGAAAAGATGGTAATAAGACTTAAATATATAGATGGGTTAAGTTGGCAGACAATCTGTTCAGTAATATATTCAAGAAAGGGAGATTATATTGAAGAGCAGGATAAGTATATGAGAAACATATATAGAATACACGGCAGAGCTTTAATTAAACTTTCAAAAAAAGCGAAGTAAAAGGGAGTAAAAGGGAGTAAATGTCATTGAAATGTCACAAAATCGTGTGGTATATATATAATTACATAAGTACAGTTAATTAACATCTGAACCTCCAAAAAACATAAAACGGTCCGGGAAATATCCTGGGCTGTTTTTGTTTGGAAAGGACCGGGATATGTTGAAAAGTTGCAAATATTGTGGGAAAATACACGATTCAAAGTTTGATTGTGGCAAGAAGCCAAAGAAAGAAAAGAGATACAACTATAAGGAAAGTATAAGATGGAGCAGCAGTTGGAAGAGGAAGGCAAAAGAAATAAAAGAAAGAGACCTGTATTGTTGCAGATTATGCTTAGCTAAAGGGATTCTTGAGCAGAACAATTTGGAAGTTCATCATATCATTCCATTAGAAGAAGATGAAAGCAAAGCATATGAGAATGATTGCTTGTTGACTGTGTGCAGAAAGCATCATGAACAGTGCGAAGCAGGAAAAGTAACAAGGGAATATCAATTAGGTCTTGCAAGGACAGAACCTGACATACCCCCCGGCTCTATGAATTGAAAAATAAGACGGAGCGGTTACACCGACCGCCCCCCTTTATTTACAAAATATTCCCACATCAGATTTTGAAAAGTTTTTCAGAAAGAAGGTGAGCCAATGCCAACACCACCAAAACCACACATAGTTTTACTTAATGAAGGGAAAAGCCATAGGACCAAAGCTGAATTGGAACAGAGAAAAAAGGAAGAGGAGGCATTGGTAACAGGCGAAAAATTAAAGGAGAGAAAAGAGACAAGGCAAAGCCCTGTGGCACACAAGGAATTCAGAAGAATAATTAAATTACTTGAAAAAATTCAAAAGAATGATGCCTTGTACGAACCAATCATCAACCGTTACTGTCAACTTCAGGCTGAATGCAAGGAATTGGAAGAAAAGCGAGAAAAAATCTTTGAAACTTTATGCAAGCTGGAAGAAGACTATGAAAAATTTGAAAAAGTAGATGAATTAAAATCATATTATAAAATGCTCATAGACTTACAGAAGAATATGGTAAACATGGATAAGCAGGTCCAGAGCAAAAGGATAATGCTTTTAAACATTGAAAAGGAAAATGTAATGACCATTGCATCAGCCCTAAGAAGTATTCCTAAAAAGGTTGATGAAGAAGAAAGCGATCCATTGAAAGGGTTGAACAAGTATGGTTAAGAATAGTAAGGCATACGCTTACGCATTATGGTGTATCAACGAAGCAGGACAATATGCACCTAAATATGTCAAGATTCAGGCTAAAGAGTGGATAGACATAGTTAATGGGAAGAATGAAGAAGCTTATGTTGATGATGACGAATATGCAAGAGTAGAAAGAATTTTGACTTTAATAATTCACCCTGACTTGCATAAACCATTGGTTGAATGCATTGAATTTTATGCTGCATTTTTTATTGTTGCAGTATTTTGTACAAAATTAAAGAATGATGAAGGGCTGGATGTAAGATATTATCAAACAGCCTTATTGGAAATCGCCAGAAAGAATTTTAAAACATTCTACTCGGCGATTATTTTTATTATTTTAATGATTACTGAACCGCCTAATAGCCGATTCTTTTCGGTTGCTCCTGACTTGTTGAAGTCATCAGAGTTAAAAAAGGCAATGAAAAAAATAATAAAAGGTTCGCCAACACTGGTTAAAGAATTTAAGATTTTACGTTCTGAAATCAGATACAATAGGAATGACAATGAGTACATGCCATTAGCATATTCAAAGGACAACATGGATGCTTTGCTTGCAAATGCGTTTTTGGCTGATGAAGCAGGAAACATGGATGAATACCCGGTTGAAGCAATGAGGTCATCACAGATTACATTGTTAAACAAGTTAGGGGTGATTATTTCAACTCAATATCCAAATGACAACAATGTAATGATTGATGAAATAGATGTGGCCAAAAGAACGCTTGACGGACTAATGGAAGATAAACGTTATTTTGCATTACTATATGAGCCTGATGATGAATTTCTTCAGGAAGATAAGTGGAAGAGTGAAGACATAGTTATTTACCAAAGTAATCCGGTAGCGGTTTGGAACAACAATATTTTTGATGACATTAAGAAAAAAAGAGATTTAGCGATTCAATATCCTAATAAGAGAGAAAATTATCTCTGCAAGCATAATAACATCAAATACAAGGGACTTGGAACAGAAGGCTATGTTGATGTATTGAAAGTTAAACCTTGCAGAATAGCTGATGACATTGAATGGTGGAAAGGCAGAAAAGTTTGGATAGGTCTTGACTTATCACAAACAGAAGATAACACAGCAATTGCAATGGTTACTGAAGAAGAAGGAATCATTTATGCAAAGGTTTGGGGATTCATCCCAAGCGACAGAAAGGATTTTAAGTCAGAGAAAGAAGGAATTGACTATGAAAGATTAATTCAAAATGGCGAAGTAATAGCCTGTGGCGAAGAGGTTATTGATTATTCCACTGTAGAAGGAAAAATTCTTAATTTGGAAGAAGAATATGGAGTAACCATAATGCAGATAGGTTATGACAGATACAATGCAATATCATCTGTTAATAAATTTGAAGAAGCCGAATATGAATGTGTTGAAATTAAACAGCACAGTTCAGTATTGCATAGGCCGACCAAATGGCTTAAGGAATTGATATTGCAGCAGAATTTTAGATACATGGCATCAATTTACAACTTGCTTGAAAACAACTTTTCTAATGCACGTTGTACTGAAGATACAAATTTAAATAAATATGTTAACAAGAAGCGTTCATCAGGAAAGGTTGATATGGTAGTTGCCCTGATTAACGCTTTATATATGTTACAGCTAGAAATTGAAGAAGGAGATAGTAGTTTTACCATTCAGGTAGGCTAAACAAAAACATGAAATTTTGGAAGAAAAAGCAAGAAACAAGAGCAGAAACACACGAGGAAGCAGCAGTAAGTGATTTAATTGAATCTCTTCTTGGAAAAGACGAAGTAACAAAGAAAATGGCTATGGAGATTCCGACAATATCGGCATCCATTAACCTTATAGCCAACATTGTTGCAAGTCTTGACATTAATCTCTACAAAAAAGAGGACGGAGAGACAACAATAATCAAGGATGACAAGAGAGTGGCATTGTTGAATGGCGACACAGGGGACACTCTTACAGCGACACAGTTTTGGCGAGCAATGATTGAGGACTACTATTTGGATAGAGGTGGTTATGCTTACATAAATAAGGTGGGAACAACCTTTGAATCAATTCATTACCTGGACCAAAATTACATCAGTATCATTAAAAGCGAAGATCCTATTTTTAAGGATTATGATGTTTTCGTTAATGGAAAGCGATACCAGCCACACAACTTCTTTAAGATACTTAGGAAGACAAAAGATGGCTGCATATCAAGGTCAATTGTTGAAGAGAATCAGCTACAACTTGCAACGGCTTACAATTCAATGTTATTCGAAAACACACTTGTTAAAAAAGGCGGTAACAAAAAAGGATTCTTGCAATCAGCAAAGAAGTTAAGCAAGGAAGCAATTGATTACTTGAAAAACGGGTTCAGGAAGCTTTATGGCAATAATTCTGAAAACGTAGTTATTTTAAATGACGGTGTGAAGTTTCAGGAAAGTGCTAATACATCCGTGGAAATGCAGTTAAACGAAAACAAAGAAACTAATGCAAGAGAAATGACTAAGTTATTTAACATAACCGTTGGAATGCTTAATGGAACTGCAAGTAGCGTTGAGGTTGAAAATGCAATTAAGTTTTGCTTTTCGCCTTTATTAAAGGATATAGAAACATCAGCAAATAGGGACCTTTTACTGGAAAGTGAAAAAGATTCTTATTATTTTGCTTATGACACAAGACAGATCAACAGAGCATCAATTAAGGAAAGATATGAAGCTTATGAAAAAGCATTAAAAGGTCATTTCCTTCAGATTGATGAAATAAGAAACATGGAGAATATGGAACCACTTGGAATTGAATGGCTTGAATTAGGTCTTAACAGTGTTCTGTACAATCCAAAAACAAAGGAAATATATACACCAAATACAGATTCACATCAAAATTTAGACGGGAAAGGAGGAAAAGTAGAAGATGAGAATAGAAATCAGGTCTGATAACACCATGAAAATTAGCGGATATGTTAACGCAGTATGCCGAGACAGTCGACCGATTATTACTCCAAGGGGTAAAGTGGTTGAACAGGTTGAAGAGGGAGTTTTTAGTCAGGCAATAGAAAGAGCAGAAGATATTGCCTTAAGACTAAACCATTATAAAAAAGATTATGCTCATACAAGTGATGGAACTCTTAAATTAAGAGAAGATTCAATTGGACTTAGAGCAGAAGCGATTATTTCAGATGAAGAAATGATTGCCAAGGCAAGGAATAAGGAGTTTGTCGGTTGGTCATGGGGAGCGTACATCACTAAAGATGAAATGGAAGAAAGAACAGATGACATCCCACGTAGACACGTTAAGGAGATGGAATTATTTGAGGTATCGTTAATTGACAGACGTAAGAATCCTTGTTACACAGGGACTATTGTTGAACAAAGAGCCGAAGAAGAGATTATCATTGAGGAACGTTCTTTTAAGGATGCAAATGTTGAGGTTGAAACACCTGAAAAAACTATTGATTATTCAGAATACGAAGAAAAAATTAAAAAAATTAAAGGAGAATAAACAAAAATGAGAAAACACATTAAAAGAAAAGCAGAATTTAGAGCAGAGAACTTAAAAGGATTAACAGAGCAGAGAGCAACTTTAGTTGAAGAAATGCAGAAGATTGTGAATGATGCCAAAGCAGAGAAAAGAGCAATGTCTAAGGAAGAAATAGACAAGTTCAATGAACTTGATGAAAAAATCAAGGAAATTGACAAAACAATTGCAGCAGAACAGCGTGCTAGGGATTTGGAATTAGTTGTAGTAACTCCTGAAAAGAAGAAAAAGACTTTGGAAGAAGAACAGAGAGCGCAGGAAGAAGCAGAAGAAAGAGCTTTCGTTGCATTTATTAAAGGACAGCCACTTGAAGAAAGAGCAGGTGAAATTCAGCTTTTACAGGGAAATAATGGTTCAATAGTTCCAAAGCACATTGCAAATAGAATCATAACAAAAGTAAGAGACATGGTTCCATATTTAACTATTTGTGATGTAATTCCAACAAACGGAACATTAAGTGTTCCTGTATATGATGAAGATTCACAGAACAAAGTTAATGCAGATTATGTGGATGAAGGAAATGAATTAGTTGATAATGTTGGAAAATTCACAACTATTGACTTAAATGGATATGTAATTGGAGCATTATCACTGGTATCTAAAAAACTAATTGCCAATACAGACATTGATGTTGTTGATTTTATTGTTAACAGGGTTTCAGAAGCTATGGCTGAAAAGCTTGAACAGGAATTCACATCAGGTACTACAAAAATTAAGGGAATTGGCACAACAAAAAATGTTGTAACAGCAGCATCATCAACAGCAATTACTTATGATGAGCTTGTATCTACAAAGCATAACTTAAAGCAGAGATTCAGAGAAAAGGCTGTTTGGATTATGCACCCAACAACATATACAGCAATTTGCAAGTTAAAGGATGAAAACGGACAGCCGTATTTCAAGGAAGATGAATACAAAGTTCTTGGAAATAAAGTATATGAATCAGATTCAATGCCTACAATGGCATCAGAAAAAATTCCAATTGTATTTGCCGAACCTACAGGAATGACAATTAAGGCTACTACATCCATTGAATTAACAATTCTTAGAGAAAAATTTGCAACTAAGAACATGATTGGAGTAATGGCATTTGGTGAATATGATGCAAACATTACAGATGCACAGAAGATTACAGGCTTGAAGATGGCGTAGGAGGTAGCAAATGAAAGTAAAAGCAAACATATCTTTTACAGGGGCTACATTCAGTATGGTTAGAGGTCAGGAAAGAGAGATTACAGATGAAGTAATTCTTTCTGACCTGATTAAAGCAGGTCATGTAAGTCCATTGGAAGAAAAACAGCCTGAAATAGCTGTGAACAATGATGAAACAAAAGCCGTGACAGATGATGATGAAACAAAAGCTGTGGCAGATGATGTAAAAAATGCCACAGTTGCACCGGAGCAACCAAAAAAGAAAGGTAAAGCAAAGAAAAATGAAAATTCCGGAGTTGACGAACAGTAACATTACTGCATATTTAAAGCTGGATGACTTTAAGGATTTGGACAAGAGAGAGCGACAGTTGATTGAAGCAATTAAGGAAGCTGCTTTTTCATATCTTGTAGACATGACAGGATTAAAAGCGGAGCAGGTAGAAGAAAAGGATACATTAACCATTGCTTATCTGTCCCTGATACAGGACATGTATGATAACAGAGCGTTACAGATTGACAAGAACAACATGAATAAGACTGTTGAAACAATCATAGGAATGTATGATTTTACTTTGATATAGGAGTTTTTTAATGAAAAAATTTAATCCCGGAAGACTAAAGGAAAGAATAAAAATTTTAAAAAGAGTCGAATCAATTAATGAGTTGTCTCAAAGAACACAAAAATATGAAGTTATCAGAAGCACATATGCAGAAGTTATTGATACAAAAGGGAATAAATACTATGATGCTAAGAAAATTGAACCCGAAATAACCCACTTTGTTTATACAAGATATTCACCCATTGAAATTGAACCTGATATGTTGATTGAGCATAAAGGGAAAAAATATGAGGTGAAGTCTTGCATAGACATGAATAATGAACACGTTCAATTTGAGGTCCAATGCACTGAAAAGGTTAAGAAAAGCAATGAATGATTTTGAAATAACAGGTTTTGATGAATTGCAGGAAGACTTAAAGAAAGCCATTAATTACTATCCTGATAAGGCAAAGGAAACCCTTGAAAAAGAGGGCAGAAGGTTTAAGGCAGAAGTTAAGAAGGTAGCTTTGTCTTCAACAAAAAAGCATAACGGAAATCTAACAAAAGGATTTAGAGTAAGCAAGGCGCAAGGCTTTAGGGAAAATATGGAAGTTAATTTTATGGCTGAAAACAAGAAAAATCCCCATTGGCACTTGATTGAAAATGGTCATGACGTATATGCCGGAGGAAAAAACGGCAATTCATCTAAAAAGGTAGGTTATGTTCCCGGAAAGCACATAGTTGAAAGAGTAACTGTTAAATATCGTGCAGAATTTCCGAAAAGACTGGAAACAATGCGTGATGAAATACTGAAGGAGGCGGGATTTTGAAAGTTAAGATTACAGACATTAAAAAATCAATTAATGACAAATTAATAGAACTTTTTCCGAATATGCCTCCTCCATATGGAAAAGAAGTCGTGCAAGGTCATGCAAGACCTTGTTTTTTTACGGAAATTTATGTAGCTGTTACCAGTCAGAATAAAAATTATTTTGAAAATGAAGGAGTGATAACCATTACCTATCTTCAGGATAGAGTGGATGAGGTAGATGCTCTCAACAAGTGGGACATAATTAATCAGGCAATGGATTTAAAGCTAAAGGTTAAGGACAGGTACATAAACATTACAAATAAGGATTTTTCCTGGACTGGCAAGGACAATAATATTTTACAGATTGAAATTGAAATATCCTATATGGATTCAATCTACAGGAAAGACACACATCCGAAAATGAAGAAAGTAGAATTAGGAGGAATTTAAAAATGGGAATGCCGAACATATCAATATCATTTTCAGAAGTGGCATCTACTGCCATTCAGAGAGGTGATAGAGGAATTATTGCATTAATTTTGAAAGATAAGACTTATAAAAGTCAGGCTAAGGAATTTTTAACTGAAGGAGATATTCCAAACAATATTACAGCAGCAAACAAGGAACAGATTAAGCTTGCAATGATTGGCTATGAAAACAAGCCTAAAAAGGTGGTTGTTTATTTCTTGGATCCTGTGGCTGAAGACTACACAGATGCTTTTAATTATTTTGAAGTAAATAAATTTAACATAATGGCTGTTCCAACAGTGGCTACTGATGGAAGAACAAGTGATGTTGTAACTTTCATTAAAAAGTTAAGAGAAAACGGTCAGAAAGTAAAGGCTGTACTTCCAAACACAGCAGCAGATTGTGAAGGAATAATAAACTACACAACAGAAAAGGTAATGAATGAAGACACAGAATATAGCACTGAACAGTATTGCTCAAGAATAGCCGGAATTATTGCAGGAACACCTATGAGAATATCTTGCACATTTGCAGCACTTCCCGAATTGACAGACTGCACCAAGCTTACAAAGACTGACATGGATAAGGCAGTTGACAACGGAGAGTTTATTGTTTGGTGGGATGGCGAAAAAGTAAAGACAGGTAGAGCAGTTACATCTTTTAAGACAAAAACCAGTGAAAAAGGCGATAAATTCAAAAAGATTAAGATTGTTGACACAACAGATATGATTTTTGAAGACATTAAGAAAACTGCAGAAGATAGTTATTTAGGAAAATATGAAAATTCCTATGACAACAAGACATTGCTTATAAGCGCCATTATGACATACTTTGAAAGATTAAAAAATGAAAAAATCTTAGGAAGTTATAATGTTGAAATTGATGTTGATGCAAACAGAGATTATTTAATGTCAGTTGGCGGAGACGTAAAAATTGACGGTGGAGAAACAAAGGCATTAGCTGATTGTTCAGATGATGACATTAAGAAAGCGGATACAGGTGATCAGGTATTCTTGAAGGCAGAAGTTAACATATATGATGCAATCGAGAACATCACTTTACCAATATCTATTTAAGGAAGGAGAAAGAAAATGCTTACATATGATGCAAAAAATGTAATTAATGGAACATATGGAGAAATTTGGTGCGATTCAGATTATTTAGCTGAAGCAATCGGACTTGAAGCAAAAATTACTTTGGATAAATCAGAAGTTAACATGTGCAGAAAGTTAAGCAAGGGCTATAAGGTCACAGGCTCAGATGGAAAAGGAACATTAAAGATGAACAAGGTGTCATCTTACTTTATTCGTAAGCTTGGAGATGCAATTAAGGCTGGAAAAACACCAACATCAGAAATCATTACAAACCTGAAAGATCCTGACGCATTCGGAGCAGAGAAAATCAAGCTTACAGGAGTTGTATTTGATGAATTAACATTAGCTGACTGGGAAGCAAAGAAAAATGGTGAAGAATCCATTCCTTTTACTTTTGATAGTTTTGAAGTACTGGATTCAATCCCATACAAATAAAGGATAGGAGATGTAAAGATATGAATTTAGTTGAGAGATTAATAAGTGCAGACAGTAACAAAGCATATGAACTTGAAAAGGGGACTTTTAAGTCAAAGAGATTAGCAAAGCTTTTAGGCGAAGATGAAGCAGTTGAAATTGAAATTGCGGAAATTCCACAGAGAAAGCTCAATGAAATTATGGCAATACAGTATTCTAATTCAGGAAAATTACAGCTTACAAAATCATTTGACGCAAAGTTAATGAGTATCGTTGAAGGTGTAAGAAATCCGTCATTAAAAGATTCGGAATTGCAGAAGCACTTTAACGCTGAATCACCTAAAAAGTTGGCAGAGGTTCTTTTTGGAAGTGAAGTAACCGATTTATCAGATGCGATTATGAGTATTTCAGGAATTTCAGATGATAAAGATGAAGAGATAAAAAACTAATACAGACGGACAAGGAGGTATACATTGTATATCTCCTTTTTCGTCTGCATCATTGGAAACCTGAAGAATATTACAAAATGGGATTTGGCCAACGATTAATCGTTAGACAAATGCTAGTGCAGGAATTAGAAGATAGAAGAAGGGAGGCGGACCAATTTGGCGAATAAGATTATAGATGCAACTCTGCGTTTTGTTGACAACTTTACAAAACCTATGAATAAAGCGTTAGGGACAATGGCAAGACATAGTTCCGAATTTACGAAGGCAGGAAAGAACATTACAAAAACAGGGCAAAACATTCAAAAAGTTGGTTCAAGCCTTACAAAAACGGCAACAGTACCGATTGTTGGAATGGGAGTTGCAGCAGTTAAGACAGCGGCAGATTTTGAATCAGGAATGAGTAAGGTTCAATCAATATGTGGGGCTAACAGTGAAGATATGGGAAAGCTTACAGAAAAAGCTAAAGAAATGGGAGCAAAAACAAAATTCTCTGCCTCTGAATCAGCAGACGCTTTTTCATACATGGCTATGGCAGGATGGAAAACTAAGGACATGCTGAATGGTATTGAAGGAACAATGTATTTGGCAGGTGCTACAGGAGAGGATTTAGCACAGACATCTGATATAGTAACGGATTCCTTGAGTGCTTTCGGATTGAAAGCCAAAGATACTAATAGATTTGTTGATGTATTGGCAAAAACAGCATCATCATCCAATACGGATGTAGGAAAAATGGGTGAGTCTTTTAAATATGTAGCACCAGCAGCAGGAGCATTAGGATATTCAGTAGAAGATACAGCCAAGGCTTTAGGCTTAATGGCAAATAGCGGAATTAAGGCATCACAAGCAGGAACATCCTTAAATTCATGGTTAACAAGAATGGCAAAGCCGACAAAGGAATCACAAGCTGCGATGGATAAGTTAGGGATTTCTTTAACGGATAAAAACGGAAAAATGAAATCATTTGGCCAAATTACAAAAGAAACAAGAACGGCATTTGCAGGATTGACCAAAAGTGAAAAAGCTCAATATGCTGCTATGCTTGCAGGTAAAACAGGAATGTCAGGATTGCTAGCTGTAGTCAATAGCTCTGACAAGGATTTTAACAAATTAAGTAAATCTATTGATAATTCTTCAGGAGCAGCTAAGAAGATGTATGACGTTGCTAATAATAATTTAAAAGGAGGAATTACCGTCCTCAAATCAACAATTGAGAGTATAGCTATTAAGTTTGGACAAAAGCTGATGCCCATTGTTAAAAAAGGAACGAACTATATTCAGAAATTGGCAAACAAGTTTAACTCATTGTCCGACAGTCAGGTTGAAACAATAATAAAAACCGCCGCCATTGTTGCTGTAGTTGGCCCAGCCATTACCATATTTGGTGGATTAGTTACTAAAATAGGAACAACAATTAGTATGTTTGGAATGCTTGGAAAAACATTCAAGACATTAAACAAGGTAGGAAAAATTGGGAAAATAGTTAGCCTTTCAGGAGGGATAGCTGTTGTAGCGTTAATAGCCTTGATTGCAGCAGGAATAGCATTATATAAAAATTGGGACAAGGTAGTTGTAAAAGCTAAGCAGTTGGGAAAATGGATTCAGTCAATATTCAGTAAATGTGGATTGGATGTTGGTTCTTTTATAAAGGGAGCTAAAAGTAAGTTTACAGAATTTGTAGCAAAAGTGCAGGAATTTTGGACATTAATCAAACCGCGATTAAATGCTCTTGGACAATTATTTAAAACAGTTTTCCTTGTAAGACTTGGAGCATTTGTCGGTGGAGCAATTGGATTGTTTGGTTCACTTATCAAGTCAGCAGGTGACATTGTATCAGGATTAGTTACCGCCTTTGGCGGAATCATTGATTTTATTAGCGGAGTGTTTACAGGAAATTGGAGCAAGGCTTGGAATGGAGTAAAGAACATTTTTGGCGGAATATTTAGTTCTCTTGTGGCCTTGG